GAGAAACGGTGCCCAACCAGCGTTTCGGTAGGTTCGCCATCCCGATAGATGCGGATCAGAGCCGCCGGGTCTTCCTCGGTCGCATCAATTGAGAACTCACTATCAGGGATTCCTAGGGTGCCTTCGCGCATGATATGCTCGATCTGACCACGGGCCTTGCCGCCGGACGAATTCCACTCGACGAAATCGCCGACCTTCAGCGCGTCAGCCGCAGCGCGATCTTCCTTCATGCTGGCAACCTTTTCCTTTGACCACGAATAACCAGCGTCACCGCCCCAGAGCGCCCAGGCAATACGACCATTCGACGGATAGCCCTTTTCACCGGGACGAAAACCTTCTGCTTCCTTGTCCACTTCATGTCGGCTGAAGAAGCTGTACATCCGCTTCACCGTCTCAGGCGAAAGCTCACGGTCGTTGACGATGTCTCGGGCACGGGCAATGCCAACCTCAGTGCCTCCGCGACCGAATTCACGCCGCCAATCGAGGCCGCGCTGGGCCTCTTCTTTCATGCCTTCAGTCGGCTTCAGGCTGGACAACGTCTGCTCCCTTCACCTGTTCATTGCCGCCAAAGGGCGAGAAGGCCAGCGTCAGGCCGAACTGGTTAGCCAGTTCCTGATCTCGCTGCCACTGGCTGAAGGTTTCTTCGATGTCGCGGCCATACTGGTTCGACACATCCTGCATCGACATGATGCCGTTGTGCATCGCCTGAACGGCTGCGTTGATTTCCTTCTGCGGATCGACCCACTGCCAGCCGCGCGGGCGGAAGCTGGTGGCATTGAAGAACTTGTCGAACCGGGTCGCCGGGATCGGGATGAAGCCGAATTCCATAACGTGCATCAGCCACGCCGAGTAGGCCGGGATGATGAAGTGATCGAGCAGGAACTGCTGCATCATCCGGTAGGCGTCACGCTCTTCCAGCGCGCCCTGGCGGATCGAGCTATAGGAAGTGCCTTCCAGATCGTTCGACAGGCTGGCATAGGACACAGCCAGACCAGACGCGATCCCGCGCAGGATGCCCTTCTGGAACTCAGCAAAGGCAGTCGCCGGGTGGCTGGGATCGAACGGCTTGAAATCAACACCGTTGGGAAGCTGGTGGAACGTGCCCGGCTCAGCGTCGATGATCGGCACCGAGTTATCGTAATCGTCTGCCGGAGCGTCCTCGCCATTATCTGAGATGAAGAAGCCCATCTTCGACGCAGCCATGCGGCTGGCAACCAGTTCTGCCTCGCGGTGAGCGTTCAGCATTTTCAACTGGCTCATGGCCGGAGCCATCCACGGCTCACCACGAGTCTGACCGGCGCGTTCCTGCCGGTAGACATGGATGATGTCCTTGGCCGGGATACGGATCGACGGGTTCTGGCTGATCGACGAAAAATCGTAATCGCCGGGGTGGCGGGGCTTGACCCAGTACGCGACCGGGCGCTGGTTCGAGTCAACCTCGATGCCCATGCGAATTTCATGCCCGTTGCGCAGGCGCTCGTTCTTCATTTCGTCGATCTGATCGGCTTCGACCGGATGGAACGCCATGCCATGCGCAAAGGAACGGTTGCGGACGATCTGAATGAAGATTTCGCCATCGCGGGCTGTCGTGGTCATCACCAGCTTTTGCAGATCGACCCACGACAGACGGCCATCGGCGGTGCAGTTGCCCTTGAGGCCAAACTGGAACCAAGCGTTCTCGATGATGTCGTTCCCGATCACATCGAGGCTGTTGTCGGTGTTGCGGGCCTTCACCTGTAGGGTGACACCCTTGTCACCAACCACGTTGGTTTCGAGCAGGCCGAGATAACGCTTCACATAGACATCATCGCGGGCCAGAGCGCGCGCCCGGTTGCGCATGATGACGAGATCGGGCTTCAGTTCGCTATCGGCGCTCTTGCTAGAGGCCATGAAGTCGGCGAACAAACGGCCAGTATTCGCTGCATGGTAGCCGCGCTTACGCATCGGCGCAGCGCCAGGCTTTTGCGGAAGCCCCAAAATCTCTCGCCAAAGGCTCATAGGAATCGCACCTTCATCGTGGTCTTGGTCGGCTTTCCGAGAGCAATTGCGTTGTCTCGACGCTCCTTGACCACTTCCTTACGGTAATAATCACGCCATTGCAAAAGGTCAGCAATGCTCATCTTAGAGATCGACCGGCCCTGAATGCTATAGCTGCTCACATCCTTGTCGGCACGGCCCTCAAGCAGCGACTCGATCTTGTCGAGCATGATCTCTGCGTGGGAACGCGGGTCGGCACCGTTATTGTCGAGGTCGGGGATAGCCTCGAATTCGCCGCGCTCCACGACGATACGGTTTCCGGTCGAGGTCTGGATGACCTCAAGTTGCCAATGGTAGAAGCCAGCAGTGAACGCTTCTGAGGTCGCGCTCGGAACTTGGAACAGATAGTAGCTATCGCGTTCGATCCCGACCAACTGGATTTCGGTCGACCCGCCAGCGGTGATCCGCGCCACATACTGAGCCGAATATTGGGCAGGCGGGTAGCTTTCGGCCAGCGCCGTCTTCTTCCATTGGATGAAGTCGCCAACAACGACCTTCAGCGGTTCGCCTTCGGGGGCATTGCTCTCATCAAACAGGTTAGCCATTAGCCCTCAACGCCAGTTATTAGCGAAACCGCCCTTCGGCCTTGCCGCCCTCGGCTTAGCCAACGGATGAGGCTTCTCAGTCTGTTTCTTGGCTGGAAGCTCCGCCCTACGTTCCACATTAGCATAAAACCGCCGCACGATGCTATCCATATTCACATTTAATATGTGAAAGGCCGCAATCGCGTAAACTCGAACGTCCAAAGCCTCGTTTCTTGTGCGGGTTTTGATCCACGTTCGCACCGGATAGCCCTTGTGATATTTGATGACTTGCTTTTCCGCCGTAAGCTGCCGGAAGTATTCGTCATCGCGCTTTGCCTGGAAGTGGCAGTAGCCTGGGCCTGGTTCATCAATCCGCAGCCGGGCGTAATGCAGTTCCTTCGCGGTATCTACGCCAATGGCGTATAGCGGGACCTTGCCGATATTGTTTTTCGATGGGCGACCGACAATCGGCTTGCCCTCACCGCCGACACCCTTGATGGCGAACACGCGGTGACCTGCGCGGGTCTTGGCATAGTTGTAAACCGCCCGCGTATGGTGACCGCCGGAGTCGATACAGGTCGAGCGGATAAGCATCGGCTCACCAATCGGATGCTCATATGTCGCCAGCAGGATTTCATCGAGCCGCGCCCATAGCTGCGGGCTAGACGGATCGCCATAGATCACATGATAGTCGATCTGCCAGCTTTCCTCGCCTGCGCCCCAGCCGACAATTTCGACTTCCAGACGGTCATCCTGAACGTCAACGCCAGCAGTGAGCAGAACAACATCCTCTGGAATTCCGTCATAGTCTTCCTTCCTCTGCGCCACGGCATAGTCATCGACCCCGTCACCCTGATCTTCCCAAGTCTCAGCCAAGATCGTGTTGACGAAGGTCTTGAGCCGCATCGGATCCTTGCGGCAGGCAAGGAATTCCTCAACCGTGTCCACCAGATCGACCCAGGGCGAGTAGAGCGCATTGAACCAGAAGCCAGCAGCGCCGTTGAACGGTGCCTCAGCGATCCACTCGCCCTTCGCAACCGCAGCATGGCGATCACTTTCGGTCCAGCCGGTGCCGCACTCCATACAATGATAACGAGCGGTCTTCGGGTTATCGTCCTGCCACTGGACGTTAGACCACATCAGAAGCTGGCTGTGGTCACAGTGCGGGCAGGGGACGTAGAATTTGCGCTTGTCCGTCTCGTTATAGGCATCCTCGATCCGGCTTGCGCCCCGATTGGTCGGGGTCGAAACCTGAATTACCTTCCGGTTCCAGAAGGTGGCTGCGCGCCGCTTTGCCAGAGAAATTGGATCGCCTTCCTCGCCTGCTGACGGAGGGTATCGGTCCACTTCGTCGCATAGGACAACACGAATAGGGCGAGAAGCAAGGGAAGATGGACTGTTAGCGCCAACAAGAGACAGAGCGCCACCAGGAAACACCTTATGCAGAGTCGTATTATTCGCATCTTTGGCCCTACTATCATTGACCAGCCCACGCAGGGCCGGGGTGGGACGGATCAAACCGGCACTGACGCGATCCTTTGAGAACGACTGCGCCATATCGACGGTCGGCTGCATGACCAAGATCGGGCAGGGATCGTGGTGCATATGGTAGCCAATGGTGTTCAGGATCGCCTCTGACTTACCACTCTGCGTCCCGCACATCACCACCACTTCGCGCACAGATGGATCGGAGCAGGCATCCATGATCCCACGCTGGTATTCGGCGCGTGATGTATACCATCGACCAGGTTCAGCAGATGATTGGCTATCCAGCCGGCGTTCAGCGTCAGCCCATTCAGCCACACTCAGGCGAGGTGGTGGTGTCAGGCGGCGCATCGCACCAGCCAGTTGAGACATGGCTTCGGCGCGGATGGTTGGATCAAGCTGGATCATGATATAAACAGGTCGCCCTGACGTTGGGCTTCTTCAATGCGGCGGCAGGCAATGTCGAAATACTTCGGCTCGCGTTCGATCCCGATGAAGTCCCTACCCATCTGAACCGCTGCTACGCCGGTGGTGCCGCTGCCCATGAAGGGGTCGAGAATCGTGCCAGGAACCTTGCGCAGCAGCATCTTCATCAAGCCCACCGGCTTCTCGGTCGGGTGGACGCGGCCATTTTTCGCCATGCTCTGAACGGGCGGGTGATAGAGGACGGAGCCGCAATCGCGACTTCCAATAAAGCCCCTGCCGAGCACGTAAATTTCTTCGTGGTCGGGCTTCCAAGGAATGGATAGATCACCCATTCCTAGCGCCCCGCCCTTGTTCCAGATCAGCACCATCTTGGCTGCAGCGGGCCGCTCAATCCTCCATGTTCCGAAACAGAGGCAAGGACGATTCTCTGCCCACGCCAGCACGGCATCCCGCGCCTCAGTCGTTTCATCGCCCGCAATCGTCCGACCTGCAGCCCAAAGTTCGTCGGTCGCATGGCCAGATTGATAGGCCATCCCATACGGCGGATCAGTCACCACCGCATCCACCTTGCCCAGCGTCGGCAGAATATCCCGGCAGTCGCCCAAATACAGCGTGGCGCGCCCAATAACTTCTTTCCTCATACCTACTCCTTCAGCTTATCAATCTTGCGGGGCCGGCCGCGCTTCTTCGGTGCAGGCTCTGCATCGCCATCAACCGGAGCCACAGTGCCTGTGGCAACAGGGTCAACGCTGGGGTTATAGTTCGCCAGTTCCTCTAGCGCCTCACGGATCGCGTCCTCGATGCGGTCCTTCACCAAGCCAGTATCCGATATGCCAGACACAATCGGGGCCATCTTCGTCGGGACCGCCAGTAGCTTGGCGCGGCAGGCATGAAGCACACTCTCCCACGCCTTCACCACATCAGCGGT